TTATTTACTCCATATCTTTAAGGTTAAAGATAATTTAATGTTACCGAGCATACATCCAAGTACTCCTTATAATCTCAAATTTAACCCCAACGCAGGGGCAGGCTTTAAACATTTTAACATACCTGAAGCTCGTACCAAGAGAACCAATGCTCCTATTGCCAGAAGGCAACTAGAAAATATATTAAGCAAAATGCAAGAGTATATTGGTTATTCTGAATACCTCATTCCACCTATGGTGCACAACTATACGGCTAAGCCGGAAGTTCGTGCTTTTGATGGTGACATGGGAAAGATTCGTTTGATTGGCATGGTGGGTCAGATGCATGATATGATTACTAAGATGGTGGATACACCTTTCATGGTAGGCTTTAGACGTTGGTCTGGCTGTATGATCGGTTCCAGTATCTGGTCTTCACTTCAATGGTTGTTAATGTATCACCTTAGAATTGGTGAATGGAACAGATTACCTGCTCCAATTAAAGCGGAATTTTCTATCCCTCCAGATGATCCCAAGCAAGACTTTATACTCTGGACCGCAGACGCCAGTGGGCAAGACGTATCTTTTACTGCTAGCAGTCTTTTTGCTTTCTTAATGGTTCGTTACTTTTGGGTTGATACCAGTGACAAATCAAGAATGGATGTATTCAATGAGCTATTTGCTTTTGAGGGTGCATCTGCTAATGCTAAGATTGTTCAGTGGTTCGGTAGGATGTGGTATCTCGTACTAGGTATTATGACTAGTGGTTACCACACTACCTCTGATATGGATTGTCTCATGCTGGTAAGTATGATATTGTGTGCTGTTGTTGACATAATGATGCCTCTAGGTTTTCATCCTAAGACTGTCATGGACGATTGTCTATTGGCGGTTTACGGTGATGACATAGTAGGTAGAATGCCAATTTACATGTCAAATCATATGGGAATTGACGAATCAGGATTTCCAAAGACTTTGGCTGCAAAATTACAACAGTATGGTGTAACCCTTAAACGGGGAGAAACTAAGTTCTACAAACAGACTAGGTCACACAAAAAGAAGTTTTTTACGCGGATTGTCAATGATGAGGTTGTATCCGAGGGGATACACATGTTACAGCGCTATTTCGTCAAATATGATATTAATATGAATCCATTACACCCAGACTCCAACAATTTCGCTTTTATTATGCCGTGGAGAGTCACCAACGCTTATGCAACTAGATTGGCCACAGATGCTCAAGGGTTCAAAGGTAAATTGGGCAGGGAAGATTCTAGAGAAATGAATGAGTACCTATCCGCCTATGTCAAGGCCTTTGGATTACTGTTGGATGCCGGTCCGAACAAGGTTGCACACAAACTCATTAAGGCCTTTATCTCTAACATTGCAGAGATTGAACCACGGGTTCCCAAGTGCGCTCATCAAGTTGCACGCGGTAGCTTAACTGAGGTTTTTCGTAAGCTCGGTTGTTCTGAACCCGAATCAGTTTTACCTGCTGTCGGAAGTATTTATAAGTGGAATGACGATATGAGTTATAATTTTATTGTGGCTAAAATAAGTGTTGCTGAAGATCTTATGGACATTAAGAATCCCTACTGGAAATGGAGACAAGTCGCTGATATAGATGAAATACAAGGTAGAATATTATACCGGATCAAGGATGGTGAAATCATCCAACTTAATTAACTTTGAAAGGGGGCTAAGGCCTGACTAA